ACAGGAGCCGAGTGGTATAAAGTCCGAAGGGTATCGGCAGGAGAAAAATAATTATGACACAAAATTTTATGGGCAAAGATGGTTTTCAATGGTTCGTTGGGGTCGTTGAAGATAGACAAGACCCACAGAAACTAGGGCGAGTGCGAGTTCGTTGTCTAGGGTATCATACAGAGATACACGAGGATCTAAAGACAGCAGACTTACCTTGGGCACACCCTATGAACCCTATCACAAGTGCGACAGTATCAGGCATAGGGCAGACACCTCTTGGTCCTGTCGAAGGCACATGGGTCGTGGGTTTCTTTTCTGACGGCAGCGATGCACAGCAACCTGTTATCATGGGGACTTTGCCTGGCGTTTCAAAGACTTTACCTACAAAGGACGGCGACAAAGGATTTCAAGACAGACTGAACGGTAACTATCCGAAGTACACGAATGAACCAGATGTAAACAGATTGGCAGTCAATGACGAAGAAAACCCTCACCCTACACTTACGCTACGAAAGGCGGATCGAGACCTTGCGGTAGGGGTTGCGAATACAGACTCTACGACAGTTGTTGATGATATCGTAACGGCCGATAGTGGGGATCAATGGAACGAACCCGAGACATCTTACAATGCCAAGTATCCGTATAATCATGTAATGGAGACCGAAGGCGGTCATATCAAGGAGTTTGACGATACCGTTGATGCCAAGCGTATTCATGAGAGACACGCAAGTGGCACAGGTTACGAGATAGACAACGATGGCACAAAGATTACAAGGGTCAAGAAAGATAACTATAATATCATAACGGCCGATGACTATGCACATATACAAGGGACAGCGAGACATACAATTGATAAAGGTCTACGAGTGAAAGTCAATAATAATGCAAAAGAAAACAATCATTATAGTATAGAAGTAGGTTCAGGTGCAAATGTTACAGTCGAAGTGCAGAAAGGCGACATCAATCTTATATCCCAGCAGGGCGATGTAAACCTCAAGGCAGGTAAGAACATGAACATAGATGTTGCTCAGTCGCTGAACATTAAAGTGGGCGGTGCGATTACAGAGACTGCCTTCAGTAAGTTTGAGAGTGTTGTTGATGAACACGAAATGAACGCTGCGTTGCAAGACATCAACGGCAACAGAATAGATTTAAATTAAAAAAAGTGCATACATCAAATCTGAGCAGTACCTGCTTGAGTACATAAGGGATCTGTTTTGATTTAGATAACAACTATAAGGAGAATACAATGCTGACGATAAAGAAGGAGAACATCTATGGACAAGATGATGAAGAACCCTCTAGTAAATACAATAAGCAAATGGATGTTTAGGTTATACATACTTTGGTCTATATGTGCTGATATAATGATTATAGGTGGACTAGCATATTATTTCTTTTTTTACTAAATAGTAATGAGTACACTCTAAACTGAGCAATACTCATTTAGAGTTTATTCTAATTTTTTTTTGGAAAAGGAGAATATATGGCAACTGCTACTGACTCTAGAGCAAAGGCTCTACATAGACATCTTGATACACAAATCGAGAATCTAGAACGAAAGAATTTTCACAATCGAGCACTCATCACAGACCTCAAGAAACAGAAATTAAAGATAAAGGATAGAATACACGCTATCTCATTAAGAGAGGGTAGGCGTAGTAAGAAAGAAACACAAGCGAGGTTTAAAAACATACAGCTCGATTTATTCAATAAAGGCAAGTCATAGTATATAAGTATTGGGTAGGGGTCGGGAGACTGACCCCCAACCTATGGAAAAATTTCTAAAAATTTTCTTCGATGGATTTAGAGTATAAATAGTAATATGAAAACATTTAAACAAGTAGAAGCGATAGATTGTCTTTGTGAAGAAACTTATAAAGACTTAGAGATTACAGAAGCAGAGTATCAAGGTAAGAAGGTCAAACTAAATGACCCGATACGAGGTGGTAGTAAGAAGTTCTATGTTTATGTAAAAGATGGAGACAAAGTAAAAAAAGTTTCTTTTGGTGATACGACAGGCCTCTCTATTAAAAGAGACGACCCTGCTCGAAGAAAGTCTTTTCGTGCTCGACACAATTGTGATACAGCAAAAGATAAGACAACAGCAAGATATTGGTCATGCTATCAATGGCGTGCTAACGCTCCCGTCAATAACTAATCCCTTATAAATATTACGACTAAATTATGAGCTATTGCGAAGCGAGATATCAAAATTTTAATACCTCAAATTAAGGAGAAAACAATATGATAAAATATATTGCTGTCGCTATGACAGTACTATTCACTACAGCTGTTTCCGCAGCTGAAATCATCCCTTACGGTACCTTTAACTACAAGTGGTCTCATGATGAAAACGCCTCTGGTGTTGCATATGATAAGCTTGAAGATAATGGTTCGAAAATCGGTGTCGAGGTAATCGACCTCGGTGTAGAAGGCGATACAATTACAGGTTTTGCATTATTAGAAGTTGGTGTGGATACAGATGATTCTGGTTCAAACACTTTTGATTCAAGACTTGCTTATGTTGGTGCTTCTACCGATATGGGAGACCTTTCAGTAGGTCGTCAATCACACCCTTATACAGATAATGTTGCTACACGAGCTTCTATCTTTAATGTATATGGTGGTAATTCTTCATTCTCTTACGGAACAAGAAGTTCAAACTCATTAGCATATTCAAACAAAATAGGTATTGTATCTATTGACGCTTTGACAGTTGTTGATGGTTCTTCTGGTGAAGATAATGGTATGGATTCTTATGAATGGTCAGCTTCTGCTAATCTTCTAGGAAGTAATGTGTCAGCAGGTTATGCTGATGACATTGTAAACGACATATCATATTACGGTGTAAGTGCAGAAACGACTTTAGATAAATTAACCGTATCGTCTAGTTATACAATCAAAGACGCTGCTACAGATTTATCTGCTTGGGAAGTTGCTGGTAAGTATAGCATTCTTTCTGTCGGATATGGTGATAAAGAAAATACAGGAACTTATACTACTGTTGGTCTTGCAAAAGATTTAAACGATAGTCTAACTGTATATGCCGAAACTGAAATGGCAGACAATGATGGTTCAGCAGTTGATACACAAAAGTGGTCAATCGGAACTAAATTTACATTTTAAATAATTTAGATGGTATCCCCTTTTTTTAGGGGGTACTATCATATGCAGACAGCTCAAAAAACCGCCTGAGCGGCGGCTATGAGATTCTTTTTCCTAGTCTTTTCTAATTTTTATTGCGATTGTAGAGGTATTCATTGAGGGCCTCTTCCCACCTTGGACCGTATTCTGTTCTGAAATAACGGACCACATTTGGGTCCACATTATCATTATCAGCAAAATAAGTGAAAGTTGGAAAGCGAATGGCGTCAATGATACCTTGTATAAGTTGTACCATTTTTTACCTTTCATTCAATAATATATAGATAAGTTCGCCATCGGTTTGCGTTGTTCATCCTATACGCTTGATATGCATTTTCGATATAGTATGTTTTGATAAATTTATATACTACATCTATAATTCTTGGTTCTTATAAGTACTCATGTATGTCCCTCCAGAAACCCACCTAAGCTAGCTTGGAGCGAATGAAAGAATATACAAAACAACAAAGAACATGGATAGTGTTATCTAAACTACCACCAGGTAGAATGGTGAAGATAGATACTTATGAATATGAAAGTCTAGCAAAAGATATACTAGATAATAATGTATCTTATAATAGTATGATTGAAATTTTTAATGATAAAATTTATTGGCAATGGTTCTCTAACAAGTATATTAAACTTTTATTAAAATAGATTTTATATTGTTAAATATTAGTGAAGCATTTATGACGAATGCTTCGTAATCTCAAAAGTAAAACATAGGAAACCTAAATGAGAACAATCTTAACAATAATTATGTGTGTGATGATAACTGGCACAGCGATGGCCAGAAGCAGTATATCCGTGGTTGGTAGTTCTACCGTATATCCCTTTGCAACAACAGTAGCAGAAAGAATGAGTAACGAAGGCTTTAGAGCGCCTGTCGTAGAATCAACTGGTACTGGTGGAGGTATGAAAATCTTTTGTAGTGGTTTTGGTACAAACACTCCAGACTTCACAAATGCAAGTAGAGCAATTAAACAAAAAGAAATAGAGTTATGTCATAAAAATGGTGTAACAGAAATCAATGAGATAATTGTTGGTTTAGATGGTATTGCTTTTGTACAAAACGGTAATCAACCAATTCATAACTTTACAAAAAAACAACTATGGTTAGCAATGGCAGAATTAGGACCAAAACCTAAAAAATGGTCAGACATTGATCCTAGTTTACCTGATTACGAAATCTCTATCATGGTTCCACCACCAACAAGTGGTACAAGGGACGCATGGCATAGTTTAGTAATGAAGAAAGGATGTCCAAAAGATATACTTGAAAAAGAAGGTAAAAAGAAATGTAACTTAATGAGAGAAGATGGTGCGATTATAGAGGCAGGTGAAAACGATACTCTTATCGTACAAAAGTTGCAAGGCGATAATGAGAAGTTTGGTATCTTTGGCTATTCATACTTTGATAGTAATAGAGATAAAGCAATTGCTCATACAATAGATGGTGTTGAAATATCATTAGAAGGTATACAAGATGGTTCTTATCCTATTAGTAGACCTTTATACTTCTATGCTAAAATGCACCATAAAGATGTAGTACCAGGATTTATGGATTACATTGAATTGTTTATGCATGAAAAGGCAATTGGACCGCAAGGATTTCTAACAGACATTGGTTTAATACCTTTGGCTGAAGGAGAAGTTGCAATCAAACCTATCAAGTAGCATTATTATACTTTTCAATTAGAGGCGACTTTAATTCAGGCTGATTGCCTTTATAGTGGTCTTGTGATAATTGTATAATTGCATAATGAATAACTTTTAGAAGGTCGTTTTTATTACGGCCTTCTTTCTTGCCGTATCTCTGAGCATACTTTAGAATATTGCCCATACAGAAACCTGTACCGTGGCCTTGGTCTATGATAATCTCAGTTGCCTGATAATTTTTTGTTTTTGCATAATGTGAATCATATGTTTTATTAACATAGTCCATTACATCATTTACAATTATATTTTCTTTAAATTTATAATCTATTGACATTATATTCCTTTCATTATAGATTGTTGTTGTTTTGATAGTTTAGGATTTAAATGTATCCTAACTTTGTTTTGTATTTTAGATGGCGATAAACCAATCATTGTACAGTAGTCAAGAAATGACCAATGATGTTCACTATCTTTGTTTAGTATCCAATCAATAGCATCCATCTTATGTTTTAGGTATCTTGGTCTCTTACCCATGTAGGCAGAATCTTCAACTGCTTGAGTTAGTATTGCCGTAATAAATTTTTCGTCTGGTGTCATTATATATCCTTTTCAATTTGTGAGAAGTATGCCCAATAGTGGTCACCGTTCTCGGTTACATATCCGATAGAGCCATTATAACCCATGTCGGTATCATATTCTTGTACTTGTATACCATTCTCACCTGCAGGATCATTTGTCGTTAGGGCGAGAGATATATCAGTTATCTTACCTTCTCTTGGTAAAATGTTTCTAGTATTCACAGATACTTTATCATCTATTTTAATTAACACTTGTAACCTCCTGTAATATGCAATCAATGTTAAAAGAGATTTTACTTGCAAGCATAGGCCACTTTCTAATAAAAGTTTTTACAAATAGGTCTCTTTGTTCTTCGGTCATAGTAGCGATAACCTCAACGAGGTTATCAGCGAGAACATCATTCATAGGATCTTGAAAATCGTCTATACTCATGCGACCTCCATCAGAGAGTATGGTACTCTCCACTTTCCACCAAGGTTAGAATCCTTGATAACTGCTTTTGCAGGATTTAGTTTGATAACAACACCAGGTCTCTTTCTACCGTTTTGTCTACCAAAGACAACATGGTCACCCACTTTGAATTGACCTTTAGTAGAACCTTTAGCTGCATTGATAGCAGTTTCTAAAAGAAACAAATGTTCCTTATGTTCTGGGTTTTTTATCCAGTCAAGGATATCAGTTAAGTTATTAAATTGTAGTTTCATAATATAATTTTCCTTTCGTTTATTTTAAGTATAATGGACCAGTCCATTGTATTGGGTAATTACCAGTAAGTACATTACCTCTTGGTGAATTTAAAGCAGGTGCATTGTAGCCAGCAGCTTTCAATATATCACCTTTTTTAAAATGTTTAAAATCTTCTTTTGCGATAAAACAAAAGACGCCGTTTTCTTGTACAATCTTAATGTACTTTTTACCAGGCATAACTCTTGTTTTTTTATCCCAAGTTTCAACTTGTTCTTTAGAATAACCAGACAATTCTGTTTGACCGTTTCTAGTTGACATTCTTTCATAGTCAGCTTTTGCGCCAGCCATTAAGTTCTTAATTCCTTCGTCTAGTGTGTTAGCAGATTTTTCAACTTTTATCATTATTCATTCTCCTGTGATTTGATTGCAAGTAACATTGATATAATTCCTACAACTGCGAATACAAAAAACATTGTCCAGTTGTCATTCATAGGAACACCGTTATATCCACCGTCAATTGCACCGACAGCAAATATTAAACACATAATTCCTATTACAGAAAAAGTAGTAGTCATTAGGCAGCCTCACTTTTAGCGATATCTAAAACTTCATCAACATTGTATTCATCAATACCACATAAAGCGATATTATCAACATTTGACAATTGTTTGATAGCGTCATCTTTTGAGATTTCGTTCTTAACATAATTGTTAATTATAGTATCAGACTCTTTTTCAGCAAGATCCCAATAATAGTTTTTTACTTTTGACATAATATAGTCTCCTTTGTTGTTTTTTTCATAATATACATATATAATACACTAAAAAGGGATAGATTGCAAGAAAAAAATGGATTATTCCATGGAATAAAACCCTTATTTTTCAACAATTTAGGGGGCGCACTCTGACGCACACTAAAAACCCTTATTTTCTGCGTTTTTTTCATAATATACATATAAGCTACACTAAAAATAGCCCCTTGTCAAGTAAAAAATGGAAAAAAACCCTATTTTTTTGGTATTTTTGTCTTTTTTATTGGAATTATCTTCATTCCTAAGATTTGTTTCAGAGATTTTGTTCTCTTTTTGTTCTTTTTTCGTTTTATCATGATATTATTGTTCTATTATACAATATTTTCAAGGCTTTGTAAAGCACTTATAAATAGTTTATATAAAAACAAAGGAAAAACCAAATGTACGAGTATAAATGCAAAATTAGAAAAGTTGTTGACGGTGATACCGTTGATATC